AAGTAGAATGGCTTAAACATTAATAGTCATCCTCAGCAAACGGATTTTTTTCAGTGAAATCGATGAAATCATCCGAACCAATACCGAAGTTATCAGTGCCATATTGGATGGCATCATTATCTGCTACAGGATTTGTAGTGGATAGATTATAGTTTTCCATGACTAGAATATCACCATTCTCATCAGTTAGATAGTCACCATTCTCATCCATCAGAGCATGATCAAAAATATTTGTGGAATAGTTCTTTTGTAGTTTGTCAATCTCTGCAAAGCCTGTATTGAATACTTCATTAGAGTACTCAAAGAGCTCACAAGTAAACTTCCATGTAGGTAATGTGCCTAATGGATAGAACATGGAGAACTTATCAACATACATGACCTTGAAGCACTTATTATTCAGTGGGAAGTAGATAAGATCACCTTCATTTGGTCTTTGTTGATTAGTAACTGTGCCGATATTCTCTTCAAAGATTCTTTGTGAAACTATAAATGTTACTTGATCTCTAATCTGTAAACCAAACTTAGACATGAAGTTTCCATCACCAGTGAAGCCATCAACAGATTCAATATACATTACAATCTGCAGTGCTTGTGTATATTCTGATGAATCATCCTCAGTATAGAGTTGGTCAAAGTTTGTAATCTTTCTGGGAAGATACATTACATCTTGACCATAGATTGATATAGACTCAATAATCAAATCATGCAGCAGGTCTTGCTCACCAGATGATGCAAAGTTATTGAAGTAAACAGAACTGCTACCACGCATTTGCTTATCCTAAAAGTTCCATGAGTCTGAATATTAACAAAATATTAATCATCCCCAATCATATCAGTTACTGGGAGACTGTAAGAGGAAATCATTTCGTGTTCTAGTTCATAACGTTCTTTAGTGGCTTCATCATAGATGGTTTGACCATTGAAAGTAAGACCACCTGGAAGTTGCATACCAGAGAACTTCTTAAGATTAGTACCCCATTGCTGCTTAATCAAGCATGAAGAATATCTATAGAGCCAACGATCTTTCCATACATCAGCATATACATCTGGATCTACAATCTGATAAGCTTCTGCGATGATGTAGTCACCTTCATTGATGATGTTCCAATCCATATCAATATAAAGTCGGTTGATATGGCGATTATAGCGAATAGGTTGTTGACCTACTAGCATTTGTTCAAGAAACTGAACGTGAGTCAGTGCCATGTAATATGGCACCATAGACACAGAAGTCAGTGTGTAAAGATCATTCAAAGCAATCTGATAACGGATATTAAATAGATTATTAGTATTCAGTGCTTGTCCGATAGGAAATAGATTGACTACACCTATAACATTCTCTGGCATAGGTACATAGCGATCTATCTTAGTCTGAGCAGTAATCTGATACTTGAAATAAATCTTTTCAGAGCCGTCAAAATGATAATCCCAGTACGTTTTTAAAGCCTCATCAATACGATCTTCAACTTGGTCATCATCCACATTTATTTCTACTACTGGTTTCCCGAGAGCTCTTAAACAATATTCTTTAAATTGAGCTCTAGTGGTTGGAACTGCCATTACTTCTTCTTTCTTGTTACTTTAACAACCTCTTCAACAACTTCTTCATCGTCTACTGGTTCTTCGGCAACTTCAACAACAGGTTCTTCAACTTGTTTTGTGACTTCTGCTAAATCAGCTTCATGAATGAGCCAATAACCATCACCAAGTTCGGTGCTTAGTTCCACAGAACCAGGAAGATCAAGTTGAAGTTCTAGATTATCACAAGCTTTTTCATATGCTGGTTTGTAATAACGTCTAGGTCCAAATAGTACTTTACCATTCCTTACTAGATAAAACATGGCAATATTAGTTTCAGTCATTTATTATCTCCTTTATAAAATGGTATTTATGAAGTTTGAATATTATGTTCAATCCAGCTCAAACTTGTTTCATCCCAATAATATATTTTACCATCAGTTGGATAGGCAACTGGAGGGATCCAGCAACATGTATCTTCATTTAATAACCAACTTTCGAAAGGTTTTGGAGGAATAAATGCATCTCTGATCTTATCATAAGTGTAACCTATGCCTGCAAAGTTTTTTCTAAATGCTTTGCTTTGATCCACAGCAGGTTGTTGTGTCTCAGGGTCATAATAAACGCCGCCTGTTGTATTATATGAGGTACGAACGGCACCGTAGAATTCTTCCCAATCAATACCATCTTCACCCTCGTCTTTACCTACTATTACGTGTGTAACAACGTTGTTTTCATCTAGAAATGCATAATGTGCCATTGTATAAACTCCTTGTTAAGTCCAAGAAACTGTGCCGGTACCGGCAGTTATTTGTGTTATTTTAAAACTACCTACTGTACTAGTTGAAGTGGTTAAACCAGCACTGGCAGTTATAGTGCGAGCGCTAGGATATTTTAGGATCACTATACCAGAACCACCGGCACCTGCTCTAACATTATCATTAATATTACGAGAACCACCACCACCACCACCTGTATTAACGGTACCATTTCCTGGTGCAGTATTATAATTTGCCCCAGCACCACCACCACCGGCGCCTCCAGCACCACCTTCAGTTGAACCCCCGCCTCCGCCACCTCGGGTAACAGCACTCCCTGTAATACTTGAACTAAGACCAGCACCACCAGCTCCACCGGTACTCAATGTATGTATTGATCCATTCTGACCAGCACCACCACCACCACCACCAGAAGAATAACCATCGCTAGCATTACCACCAGCCCGACCTTGGCCCGTAGTTCCTGCTGCACCAGTATTTGGTGTTACATTTGCCTTACCACCACCACCGGAACCACCAGTTGCCGCTGCATACCCAGGGTAAGTGGGACCTCGACCACCACCGTAACCACCACCAAGGGATGTTATACTTGAAAAGGTTGAAGGATTACCATTTGTTCCTTGTGTAGTAACTGTTGCAGGCGATGGTGCTCCCGCACCTATTGTAACAGTATAACTTGTACCTGGAGAAACAACTAAAGGTGTTTCAGCACTTGTATTACCACCAGAGGACTCACCAGAGACTGAATTTCTATAACCACCAGCACCACCACCACCGCCATTATCGGTACCACCAGCACCACCGCCAGCTATTACTAGATATTCAACATTGAATCCAGTAGGAACTTCTGGCCATAAACCAGCTGTTCTACTAAGAAATTGTCTGGCTAATGACCATACACCACTTGCTACATTTGCAGATGGATTATTGGCTTTACCTATTATACCACCATTAAATGTTATACTCATTAGCTTATAATTTCATAACTACAAATAGCAACTATATTACTATTAGATGATGCTAGACATCTAATAGAATCACCTTCTTCTAGATAGATAGGATTGTCTTTGGAAATAACAACCAAAGAAGCATCGGCTGGAACAGCTATTGTGGAAGCAATTTGATAATCCACACTACTACGAAATAAACTTGCAGAAAAATCTACAGTATTGGTTCCATTAATATTTGTTGCTATTAATGTATTAATTTTTACAATGGTATTACTACTAGCACTATTTACAACGATATTGCTTGATGCAGTAGACACGTTTGCAACAGCTGTTTTCCCTAAAATACTTGTTACGTTTACTATATTTGGATTAGCCATTTATTAATCTACCTTTAACCAAAAATCATTGCCATTGCTATAGCTTTACCAGTAGAAATACCCGATCCACCAGAAGCCGTAGACCAATATATTGATGATCCATTACTAGTAAGTACTTGACCGTTAGTACCAAAAGAGCCATTTGCACTAATGGCTTTTATTGTTGCATTACCGGTAACCGAAAGATTTACCAAGTTTGCACCAAGTTCAAATACTAAAGAACCATTTGAAGTGTAGAGTTTTTGATCTACAAGATTTACTGCAAGTTCAGCAACTGCAATATCGCCAGTAGTGGGAACTACACCGCCGACTGAACTTCGTTTAAGTTGGAATCTCGTTGCCATCTATCCACTCTGATTCTTGTTCTTTTTTTGATTTCTTTTTAGTAACTGGCTTTTCAGATATTTTATTGAGTTCTGCACATACTATGTCATAGTTATTCTTTAAAGTCTCATAATCATAATTTAATG